CCGTCCTCTTTTCCGTTGGCGTAGATAGCAAGGGGGTCAAGCGACTTACCCGACAGAATGTGCGCCTTAAGATCTTCAATGTTGTCGCGCGATGCTGCGCCTATTTCCAATGAACGGACACGAGCTAAATATTCTTGCGGTCGCATAGTCACCATTTGACCGTTGCGTCGTTGATAGTCGCAGTCACCCCACCATTCAGCACGATCCGCAAGTGGGTATTTGTTCATCGGTCTGTCCTTGGTTGGTGTTTGCTGGCGCTGTGCGCCGTTCTAAGGTGGGGGTAGGGGTTGGGCAGGGTGTTAGCCTACCCTTCCCCTGTGGTGGTGGTTAGCTGGCTTGAGAGGCGGCGATTGTTGTGGCGTCTACAAAGACTGCGAATCCACGAGCGATACAGAGCAGGACTTCCATTGCGCTGAGTCTTCCATCGAATGGCTTTGTCTTGTCCCAGTGCCAGTCGATGTACGGGTTCTCTTGTAGCGATTGCCACTTCTCTTCACTCAAGATGATGCATGACCACCCGTCGTACCCTGGTGCGCTGATTTGGAACTGCTCCTTGTGCGCTTTGGGGAAGGTGAACATTGCACCTGTCTCTTTGTACGTGTAGCTGTACCCCATGCGCGTCATTTGTAGGTTGCATTTGTGGAAGCCGATCTTCTTGAATGCTGCTGCCATTTGTCTGTTGGTTGGGTTGGTCATTGTCTTGTCCTTGGTTGGTTTAGATTGAGAAAAGGATTGCTGTTGTGATGTAGAAGGCGAGAAGTCCCGCGCAGATGTGGAGTGCGGTTTTCATGCGATATCTTCCGAGTAGTCGAGCATCTCCGAGGCCTCGATTAGTTCGCCGATGTGAATGCAGCTTGTGAACCTTTCCCCATATTGAGCGACGATAGCCAGCGCTAAGAGGTAGTCGGTGCGAACCATGAGACAGGTCAATAGGTCTTCTTTGGTTTGGCATTTTCGGATGTCTCTAAAGGCATGGGCAAACGTGCGAACGATGAAGTAGTCGGCTGCTACTGGCACGGACTGGCTATAGCCCCGAGAGCTAAAGCCTCCACGTCTATGCTGGCGTTCCTGCTTTTTGATTAGGTCTTCCATCTCGTGGAATCGATAGATGCTGTTCACGGTGGCTACGTTGCGTAGCTTGTGCGCCATGTCTCGAACTGCTTTAATGCGCTTGGTTTTGGATAGTTGTTTGGTCATTGTCTTGTCCTTGGTTGGTTGGTGGGGGTTAGGATGCGTCTAAAACGTGGTATCGGCCTGAGAAAAAGTCACGGTCAACCATGGCGTCTTTGAGCTTGTGCTTGGCAATGTAGGCTAAGGCCTCTTGTTCGGTGTAGAAGGTTGCGAGAATAGGCATTCTATTAGTCCTTGGTTGGTTAGTGGTTGGTGTTGTTAGAGTCCAGGTTGGCGAGCGTCGGCAGCAGCACACCAGATGTCTTCCGGTACGCAGCTATGGTGAGCGACGATCCAGCCGCGGTCATCTTGTCCGACAAGCGAGCCTTGCTTTTCGCCTACCCTGCGCTTGCAGTATCGGCATGAGGACGGGTACTTGTTGCGTCTGAATGGGGTCTCACGGTCTATGGGGTTCATGGTCTTAATCCTTGGTTGGTTGGTGTGGTTTAGAGGCGCGTACCTTCTGGAAATCGGGCGCTGTATCGACACGCTCCGTGCTCCAGGTCCTTGCGGTCAGCCCAGCGTCGAGCCCGCCTACGATGGCGGTACGTGGTCCGGTAGACGATCTCGCCGGTGTGAGTGTCAACCACGACGAATGGGACGTCGAGCCTAATGCCTGAGATGGGACAGCGCCCGGTCAAGGCCTCAAGGGCCGCTTGGGTGTCAAGGGGTGATTGCTTGGTTTGCATGTTGTTCCTCGTTGGTTGGTTTCGATGATTCATGAACAGCTTATCGGGTGTTGACAGATATGCAACCCCGTGGTGTGAAAATATCCTGATGAAATCGGGTTGATAGGCTTGCAGTGTAGCGAATAATCTTTTTTCGATTAGGTGCTTTTTTCTGTGATTTGTTGCGGATTGATGGCGGTGCGAGGGGTTTGGTTTGGTGTGGATTGACGGGGGTATTGCAATCTTTCTGTGCTCAAAGTTTGCGCACGGAACTAAGAGCACGCGCGTGGGCTCACCCCATACCAGGGGCAGGGGTCTGATAGCTAAGTGCTTGAAATCATTACAGGTTCACATAACATACATTATGTTCAATGGGGCAGGGGGGGATGCCGGATAGTGTAATGATTCCAGGGGGATAGCTTGTTCTGCCTGGCATTAAGGGGAAGCAGGCGCGAAAGACAGGCGCGAAGTACAGGTGCGCGCGCACGGATAACAGATGACGGGCGTGGAGGGGCCCCCCCAAACTGACCCCGGGTTTCGTCCCCATAGTAGGTATTGAAAATCCGGGAAACATTTCGTGTTATCGTCCAGACATGGCACTGGAAGAAAAGAAGCAACAAGCACTCCGGCTACTCTCAGCGGGTCATTCAATCCCCAAGGCAGCGGAGAAGATAGGTGTAGGTCGCGCTACGCTATGGAAGTGGACCAAGGAGCCTGAGTTTTCGGCTGAGTTGACGGTGTACCGGAACAAGGCTGCTGCTGGTGCTCAAGCTGCTTTAGGCCATGCTGTGTACGAGGCTGTGGAGGTATTGCGTAGTATTATGGCTGATGAGGATTCGTCGAATAAGGAGAGGACTGAGGCCGCCAAGATTGTTCTTGATAGGTCTAAGCTTCAGTTGACGGATGCCAAGGTGAAGGTGAAGGGAGGTGCTGATGCTTTGGAGAAGTGGCTGGGTGGTGAAGAGTGAATCCTGAAGTAGAGGAGTTGCTCAAAGATCCTGAGAAGTTCATTTCTCGTCTGACGATTATGCACAAGCAAAGGCAGCGCTTGAGCAAGTTTGATTTGAATACTCCTCAAAAAATATTGCTGGAAACATTGAGGAATCACAACAGGGTGATCATTCTCAAGGCGAGGCAGATGGGTATTTCGACTCTGACTCGTGGCTGGCATTTCTGGCAGGCGTATATGTCGGATGAGCCTCGGCAGTATGCTGTGATTAGTCATACGCGGGATTCTTCTGAAGAGTTGCATAGGATGGAGAAGACCTTCTACGAGAACCTTCCCAATGCGCTTAGAAGGCCGTTGGCTAAGTCTTCTGCTAAGACGTTGCAGTTCAAGGACTCAGGTGCTGCTGTGAGGACGTACACAGCGGGTGGTAAGGGTGGTACGCGCTCTTTTGCTATGAACAGTGTTCACCTTTCCGAGTTTGCTTTCTATGAGAATCAAGAGGAGGTGATGGCTACGGTTTTGGCTGCTGTGGGTGATGGGCAGATTATTATCGAGTCTACTCCGAATGCCCCTGGTGATAAGTTCCATGACTTAGTGGAGGGTGCCAAGAAGGGAGAGAACGGTTGGAAGTTAGTGTTCTTCCCTTGGTATGTTCACAAGCATTACCAGGCCGAGGAGATTCCTGGTTGGTACATTATGACTGCCAGGGAGCAGGTGATTCAGGAAGAGCATCAGTTGATTCCTGAGCAGATGTTTTGGCGTAGACAGCAGTTGAAGACGCTGGGCCATGACAAGTTTATTCGTGAGTACCCTGCTTCTATTGAGGAGGCTTTTAGGTCGAGTGGCGTTCAGTTCTTTGATGCTGATGCTTTGGCTGAGATAGAGCCGTTGAATATGGGTAGCCATGAACACCGGCAGTATTGCCCTCCTGACCCTGGTGAGGCGTATGTGTTGGGTGTAGACGTTGGTAGTGGTCTGGGGAAGAAGACTGATTTCTCTGCGATTACTGTGATCTCTGCTTCTACACGTCAGCCTGTTTATCACTTTATTAGCAATACTACTCCGCCCTCTAAGTTGGCTGAGAAGGTTGTGGATATCTGGAAGAGGTACAACGAGCCTCGTGTGATTGTGGAGAGCAATGGCAATGGGATGTGGGTCATCCACCGCCTAAAAGAGTTGAGAGTAAAGAATCTCTACAAGGATAAGAATGGGAAGCCATTCCGTACCAGTGTAGGGACAAGGCCATTGATGTTCCAAGCAATCAAGGATGTGGTGGATAGTGGCGTTATTA